CTATTATATTATTTTTCTTTGTTACTTTCTTTTTACCGTTGACGGAAAACCGCTTGTGGTAAAATATTGGGGGCACCGTTAAGCACCCCCTTTAATTTTATTATATGTTATCAAATGAAACGTTTTGTGGTGTCACTGTAAATTCAAGTTCAATGAATTCCAAAGTTGGTGTAGGTTTGATAAATATCTTACCTCTCAACGTATTTCTATCATTATCTTCAATGTCCATAGCAACACTTACTCTAAAGTCTGTTAAACCTCTTTCTTTTCTGATATTATCCAAGATTGGATTAACTAAAGACAAGAATTGATTTCTAACTGTAGTATCGTTTGGATCGAATAACAATCTTTTAGACACACTCATAATCAATCTTCTTGCTTGTAACAACAATCTTCTGATGTTCAATCTATCAAGAGCACTTGATTTAACTTGTAAGTTTCTGTTACCCCAGATAACAACACCAACGTCTGAATAAGTAGCCAATGGGTTGATTCTTCCTGGATATAATACGTCTCTAGCCTCTTGGTCAAGAACGATACGCGCTCTATTACATTTAACTAAACCTCTATTGTAACCAGCAGTTGCAAACCAAGGGAACGCTACGTTATCAGTATAAGCCATATTTCTTACTACTTCAGCAGTAGGTGGAATATACAAGTTTGCGTTATTGTCTGTATCTGTAATTTGGATCCAAGGGTAGTAAACCGCTGTGTAGTTAGAATCAATATCAGTATTTTCTAATTCATCAACGATATCTTCCGCATAGTACCAACTTTCAGTATCTGAAGGGTTATTATTGTTTAATAATTTAATGTCAGGTAATGTTGGTAAGTAAATTGCATCCAATCTCTTTTCTTCAACCACTTCAATAGCCTCTCTAACCAAGTCTGTGTTGTTTAACACGTCAATACCAGGTGTTGCTAAGATGTTGATAGCGATTTCTTCAGGATTTTGGAAAGTTCTAATACCATACATTGTAGCATAGTAGTCAGAAGTACCGAACAATTCAGCGTATTCAACGTTAGTGAAAGTGTCAAATTGACCAGCAACGAATCCAGTTCTACCTATTTTATATTCGTCAGTGTTTGTTCTGTTAACTCTGTACTCATCCCAACCATCAAAACCACCTGAGAATAATACAGTGAATTTTCTCGTTCTCATATTGTTATATGGGTGAGTAGCGGTACCGTCAACAACAACAGGATCAGTAAATGAAGCCACACCAGTTGCAAAAACTTGTTCGTTAGTAACTGAGTCAACAATTGACTGAGCGTTGATGTCCATGTGGAAACCTTTAGTTTTTGTTGTGTAATCATCACCATTGTTATAAGCGTTATCACCTAACACACTAACTTTACCTTTGAACAACAATAAGTCTTTATCGAAACCAAATTGGCTTGAGAAACCTAAATAGTTTTTAGGGATTCTATCTCCGCTTGAAACAACCGCATTACCAAATGGTGGGTTATAAATTGTATCACCAGGAGCGTAGTACTTAAGTTTGTAAGGCATTTCAGGTACCAAAGCGGCTGTGTAATCACTTTCACCATTAGTTCTGAACTCATACCCCTCAAAACCAGCAGGAACTCCGTCAACAGGTGCGTTAGTAGCAACCTCAAGAACAACATAACTACTCTTTAATGGGTATTTGTTATCTATAGTACCAACTTTTCTACCAACGTAGTTGTCTAAACTTTCATCCATTGTACAATCAGTGAATCTCTCCAATAAAACTGGTGTTCTATCTGAATCACTAAATGATCTAACGTAGATATCGAATGTCTTTTTAGACAAGTCAATATTTGCAATAGATGCTTTAATTTCGAAGTTAGCGTTTGTACCATCAGAGATGGAAATCAATCTAAATAATCTTTGTGGTAAACCACCTCTTAATTCCGAAACAATAAAAGGTGTAACAGGTGATTGGTACTGGAATTTATAGTGATCCCAGTTATTAACTGAAACAGCTTCAGTGAATAAACCTTTAATTTTACCTTGTAACCAACCCATTTTTAATGAGTTATCATAAACTTCCTCAACATAGATTAAAGAATCTTTGTTTGTTGGTGTTGTACCGATAACGTTTTTAATGTAGTTCGCATTACCCTCTTTTAACGAAACCGTGTAAGAGAATGTGCTACCTGTTGGGTTAGCTGTTGTACCAGTTAAATCAAATGCTAAATAAGGGTCGTTAACTAAACCAGCTGGAGCAACCATATCTAGAGTATTAACTTTGTATTTCAATACATCAGAAACATAGTTACCTCTACTTCTAATTGTAGCCATTGTTTTATTATGACCTTCAGTATAAGGATCACAATTTAAGGTCATAGTGTATAATCTTAACTTACCTTTTAATGTGCTAGCACCAGCAGAACTAAATGTGTGGCAGAATAAACCAAAACTTGGTCCGCTGTATGTTTGAGTTGCTGTATCGTAAACCAATTCATTATTCAATACGTAAGCATCTCTATCTTCAGCAGGTACAGTTACAGGTAACTCATAAGCGTCAACGAATATCGGTGAACTTAAGTTAGTTGTAGAAGCATCGGTATCGATAGCTGTCTCCAAATCATTGGTTAATAAACCCCAATACATTGCGTGTTTCTTATCATAGAAATCAGCACCAACATAACCACCTATTGTTGTAAAATAGTTATTAAAAACCGTATCAAACTCACCAGCATCAACACCAGTTAAACTAGCAACATAATCAATCAAGTCGATATTTCCACCTGGATCAACAACATAGAACTGATTTGTAGATGTGTTAAATCTAAATTCAAATTCCGTTTCAGTAATACCAGTATGTGATAAGGTTGACTCATCGCAAGCACCTAACGTTTTGATTGCCCAGGCCATACCAGCTTCATATCCTGATAAACCTAATAATCTTGTTACGTACAATTGGTTTGATTGTGTTAAATACTGTTTTGCTATGTATGGTAATTCATACTTAACGATTTGTGTATTTTTAAATTTTTCTGGGTTCGTACCACCAAAAGTTGTTCTAAACTCATCAAAATTTCTGATGAATATTGGTTGGAACGCTGGACCTTTTAGGGTTTCACCGACAACACCTAAAGTAGTAACGCCCACTGTTTCGGTTGTGAAGGTTAAATCTTTCTCTGTTGTGTAAACACCTGGAGATGCATAAACTTTGTTTGCCATATTTAGTTAATTTTATTTATTATTTAATTTTACTTATTGATAAATATCTTATTTTTTACCAAAAAACCGCAGGATGGGTTCATTTTAAAAAAAGTTTGATTATTTTTATGTGTTTTCGGTTATTGTGAATGTCCTACTTATTGCTGGTGTTACGATAAAATCCTCTGGGTCTAGAATAAAACCTTGAAGATTAAATGTATAGAGTTGTACGTAGAACCTCTTATTTGTTAAATCAGTCACTTGACTTTCGTCTGAAGTATCCTCTAATACTATAGGTATATAATGCCCATTAACAACAGTATAAGCTTGTCTACTTTGAAAATTCTTAAGCACTAACGTATTAAATTTGTTAAGCTCTTGTTGTCTGTAAGCAAATATCCTAACAGAATACATGATATCAACAGGTATTGGTTGTGGTATCTGGTAAATATCAACCCCTTTTCTATTACCATCCCAAGTTGGTACCTCAGCATATGTATAATGTCTACCAGTTGGTATGTTATAAATTAAAGAGGGGTTAGTACCATATTTTGTATCTGGATTTCTAACGATATTTACAAAAGGTATTTTAACATTTTTGTACTCATCAGAAAATTTCCAGGTTTGGGAAAATTCATTCCAGGTTTGGATACCCATCATAAAAACAGGGACTTCTTCACCATCGATAGAAAGTTTCAGGTTATTTTTTACAAATTCTTTAAAACCCCTATCTAAATCAATATGTAAAACACCCTTAGGAAGATATGTATCCTTATCGGTTATCATATCCTTCATATTTTCAGCCGCGCCACTTTGCATAGAATAAGGGTACTCTATATTAGCACGTTCTCTCGTGATATTAATATTCTTCTTAAATGATCCTGGTAACGCCATAATTATATTCCATTAAATAGGTTAGGGTCAACGTTTGTACATTTAATCCTTCTGAAATAACCTTTATACCCAAAATGAGTGCTTGGGTTATCACTGTTTATTGTATCATCATCGAACACACTGAAATATTTAAAGTTATTTTCTTTATCAGCGTAACCAACTATATCCCCGTAGCTTATTTCGGTATTTTTCTCATCAAGTTGTTTTTGTAAAACAGTGAATTCTAAATTACCGTAATCCTGATACCTCATATTACCGTTAGGTGAGTATGATTTATTTTCACCGTTTGAAAGGTTTAGTATCACCTTTAACTCAACTGGTGCTTTAAACCTAACATCCCTAGTATTACTTTCCCAATACACATCATCAACTTGTGTATTAACTCTATCAATCCTAAATAAAACAACGGTGAAGTTCATATCCTCTTCAATTAGTTCTGTTGCCATATCTAATTCAAGTCGAAAATCCTCTTCATCATAGAATCTATTCAACCTAGTATTCGGTATTCTAGTTTTTCTTTCCATTATTCTTTCTATATAAATA